GCTTTTTTGTGCCATCTTCTCACTCCCTTAAAACTCTTTATCAATCCGCTTTTCGAGATGCTCGATGCGTATGTATGCGGATTTGACTTGTTCTTCAATCTGCGCAAGTCTCTGCGAATGATTGTCAATCAATTGATTAATTTCTTTCGTTTCTCTTCGCACATCAATCAGAACATCTTTGATGTACTGCAAATCAGATCGCAGAGTTGCTTCGCGTTCTCCGTCTTGCTTTGTATCTTTTTTTCTGCCGTTGTAAAAGCTGACAACTGTCGACACTCCTGTGAGTATCGTGAGCGCGGTCAGAATGAAACTTATTACATAATCCATAGTTATTCCCCTCGATATACTGCATCAACAGAAAAGCCGTTTTCGTCCTGCACTTCTGTGACTTCTGTGATTCGCGCATTGATGTATTTGCCGATGTTAGTGTCTTGCACGGTGACGATATCACCGAGCGAGAAATCTATGCCATACACCCAATTGCCATTTGTGACATCAAGTGTGCCGTCAAAATCTTCGATAACTTTCAATTCGCTGATGCTTTGCTTGCCTTGCGTTTTGAGCATTTCGGCATATTCCGTATCGGTGTATGTCTGTTCGTTTCCGCTGTCATCATCGTATTTTTGAGAGATTGAAGAAGCATCGACCCACTGCTCTTTTCGAGAGAGTCCGCTTGCGCTTCCCATAAGCGTGTAAAATCTGTTCAGCCCTTCGCCCTCTCCGCCGACAAGCGCAACATTCTTTTCGTTTGCCGCGTTGTACGAATACGCGCTCGAATTGAGATTGTCATATTCTTTTGCGAAGATAATCGGCATATTGCCGTCAGCGTTGCTTGCGCTTCGGTCAATCCCTTCGTACACCTTATAAAGCAATTTGCCATTGACAAGCGTCATCTTTGATGCAAGTCCGTATTCTTGCAATACCGAATCGGTATATGAAAGCAAGTTTCCGTATGACACTTGCTTTTGCGCCGCAGCTCCGCTTTCGTCAACTATGATTTTCTTGATTCCCGCAACTGCGCCGAGTCCGATGATGTCAATGTTTCTGTTCGTGTCGGTGCAATCAATTGCATTTGCGGAAACAACTTTGCGGACGCTCGTTTCAACATTGCCGCGCAGAATTGTCGCGGCGTTTGTTTTGCCCGAAAGATTGTAAATCAAGCGTCTGTCAAGAATTGACTTTGCAAAACGTCCGCTTATAGTCAGCATTGTGCCGTCCTGCGGAGTGCTGTTAATAGAGATCGATTCAATGATTCCCACTTCGTCATTGTTCGGTCGTGTGACATACTTTGCCGCATTCACAAGGCTGATTGTATCTTCGGAGCATTTAATATAAACCTCAAAATCTCCGACACCATAATATACCGAATGCCATATTATTGATTGCGCCGTATCCAATATGCCGACAACTTCTCTGTCTGCGTTTCTCAGTTCGACATAATCAATGCCGTGTGACGGTGTGAATGTTTCAATCGGCTCATCGGGAGTGACAGGCTCAACTTCTTCAAGATATCGAATGTTCAAGTCGACTCTTTGCGAATTTATGCCGCTGATTCTGCCGACATCGGAATATTGAAAGATTTTCATTTCGGGATGTTCCGAAAGTGCCGTTGCTTCAAATGCGGGAATGATGAACAGTGAAGTTTCGTTATTTGCGCCGTATCGCGCATACCAAAATTCGCAATTCAGATCATCCCACAAATAGCCGCTTGAAGTCTTGAACCATCCTGCCGCATTGCTCTTGTTCGAGTAGATGCCTGTATCATATCCCGCCGCCGTGACAGCATTGCACCATGTTGTTGCAAACTGCTGAATTTGCGCCGCTGTCAGCGTTTCGCCGTATGTCCTCTGTGCGTAGCTGTACGATGCTTCTTCCCAATCGAAGAATACGGGCAAATTGATATGCTGTTTATACGGTGCGATTGCTTTGAGACAGAAATCAACTTCAGTCTGCGCCGAATCGGTGTCATGACAGTACGAAAACCAATAAACGCCGATGCTCTTTATTCCTGCCGCAACTGCGCCGTTGATATTATTGACAAACTGCGTGTCAACATTACTATTCCCGAAGCCGCCGCGCAGAATTACCCATTCAACGCCCGATGCCTTGACAGCAGTCCAATCAATGGTGCCTTGATAATATGAGACATCTATGCCGTATGCTCTTTTCATTCAGATCACCTCATATGTATCGCCGTTTGTAAATCAAATTGAACGACATATTCGTGAGACTTTCATCGTCCGAATTTATTGCAAATTGATTGTCTCCCGTTGAGAGCTGCAACCAAGTGGAATTCGGCTTGATTTTGTCAAATATCGAAACGCCGTTCAGCGTGACCGCCTTTTTCCCGCGCTGAGTTGTGATGATTATTTTGTCACCGCTTTCCATGACAATGCGCTTTTCGCCTGTGCCATATCCTACACCGAAGAATCTGCCGTTTGCATCGTAAATAATCGGATTCGTGACGGTATCGATTGCAATAATATCGATTTGAAATCCGACCTCAACATCACCGCTGTTGTAGAAATGCTTTGACCGTGTTGTGTCATACTCTCCGAGCGCAATGCCGCTTTCGGGAAAATACAACATCCCATATATGTCGGATGTGAAGTAATGCAGATTTATTGCTTCGTTTATCTGCTCGATCACACTTTCAACATCTTCCCAAAACGGCTGTTCACAATGCAAAGTGACTTGCATTGTTGCTGTGTTCGTCCATCGTATCAAGTCAACAGCTTCGACTTTCCCCATGATGTCAACCGTTCTTTCGTTCTGCGTCCATCGGAGAGTGCCGTTCTGCTTCAGCTTGATAACTTTGAGAATTCTGCGTTTCGCATCCTCGACATTGACACCGCTTTTGATGCGCAAATCAAAGATGACTGTTCGCGGCTGTGCTTGAATGTTGTTGACATCATCGCCGTCAACTCCCCCGATGACATTGCTCGAGATCGATGTGTTTGCAGTTGTCTGACCGTCAATGTTTGTCAGCCAAAAATCATCATTTGATGTCAAGGGGAGAACATCTCCCCTTGCCGAGATAAAGTCAAATGTCATCAGTTACACCCCCATTGCAAGTCTCACAGCCGCTTCTGTCTGCTTCTTGCTCTTGTAGAGTTCATACCGACTGTGCGCTTGTGAATAGTTGTTCGTTTGGTATACAGTAACACCGCCGCGCTTTCCGCCGCCTGCGCTACCGCTGACAGGCGCATCGTCAAAGTTTATCGCGTCCGTGATATCATCATTTACACCCGCAATGTTATCTTCGAAGCCTTTTCCGATTCCGAGAGCCAAGTTTTTTCCGACAACATCAGCCATCACTTTTGACGGAGAAGCAATGCCGAAGAAGCTTTTTATGCCGTCAAGAACATCCGCGCCGAATCCCTCGATTTTGTCGGTAATCCATCCGACCATATCCGAGATACCTTCCCACAGTCCTTTGATTAAATCACTGCCGACATCTTTGATTTTCGACACGCCTTTTTTCAAACCCTTGACCATTCCTTCGACAATTTCGCCGATTTTGGACGGGATTTTTTTGAGAAATTCTCCGATTGCTTTAATTATCTGCTCGAACATATCCCGCGCAGTTTTCAGCACTTGCGGAATTGCTTTTGCAAGGCTTGTCACAATCGTGGCAACGATTTCGGGCAATCTCTCATACAGTGCCGCAATAATTGTCGGGATTGCTTCAATTAATGCAAAGAACAGCTTGATTGATGCATCAAGCAATTGCGGGAGCGCGTTGAGAACGGCATTGATGATTGTGTCAATGATTGTCGGGAGATTCTCAATCAGCAAATCAATGATTGTCGGGATTGCGTCCACGATTGCCATCAATAACGTGATAGCCGCATCGAGCAGTTGCGGAAGTGCATCGAGAACACCGTTGATGATTGTATCAATGATTGTCGGCAATGCTTGCAAGAGACTCTCGATGATTGTCGGAATTGCGTCAACAATCGCCATTAAAAATTGAATAGCCGCATCGAGCAGTTGCGGAACAGCTTCAATCAGTGCTTGAATAACAACGGGCAAAATATCAATAATCTTTTGAACGATTTGCGGGAGCAGCTCCCCAAGCGCGGCAAGCACTTGCACAATAATGTCCGAAATGCAAGTAATAAGCAACGGGACAGCATTAAGCAACATTTGCGCGATGTCGGGAATTACTTTTACAACCGCATCAAGGATTTGAGGGACTGCCTTAACTATGGCATTAAGCACAGCGGGAATCATGGTTACAATCACATTGAGAACGGTCGGCACCATCTTTGTGATTTTGTCAAGCGCAGTTGTCAAAACACCGCTCAAACCGTCCGCAAGTTTCTGCTCTGCGTCAGCCGCGCCCTCAAATGCGCCCGTCAAGCCCTCTCCGATGAGTTTCACAAACGGAGTAATTGCCTGCAATAACTCCGATGCAAACTTCTTCAATGATGTCATGATCGGCAGTGCAATCTTTCCGAGTTCTGCCATGCTTTGGTCAAGTTGGAGCTGCGCTTCGTTGCTTTCAATCAAAGCTTGATTGTTTTCACGGTATGCGTCCGCACTTTCTCCGTACAGTCCTGTCAGCGTTTCTTGAATATATGCGGCACGTTCTTCCGCAGTGGACATTGCTTGAAGTTTCTCGTTATACTCATCGAGATTTATGCCTTGCCATTCGAGTGCGTCCGCAAGTACGCCTTGTACCTCGCCCATTTGCGCGGTTGCCTGCATTCCTTCGGCAAGTCCCTCTGTCGGGATACTATCGCCAAATTCAGCGAACACGCCCGTCAATATGCGAGTGTTTTTCTCCAAGTCCTCGCTATTGTTTGACATCTTCGCAAGCAAGTTCGCCGCTTCCGTTGACCTGTCCATGTCTCCGAGTACGCCATACAAGCCGTAAATCGTATCCGTTGCATCGTCCGCGCTCAGTCCTGCTGTTGCAAAAGAATTGTCAAGCTTCGCCATTGCGGTCTGCGTTTCTTTTGTGCTTTCAGCAAGTCCGAGAAATGCGCCAATCCCCGCAACGCAAGCCGCGCCGACTGCCGCGATGCCGCCCACAACACCGCCTGCAATTTTGCCCAAACCGCCAAGCTTGCCGCCTGCCTTGTCTGCGCTGTCACCGAGTTTTTCCGTTTGCTTTCCCGCATCGTCTGACTCTTTGCCGAGTTCTTCAAGTGCTTTCGTCTGCTTCTGAAGTTCTGATTCGTTCTTGTTCAGCGCGGCTGTTTCATTGTTGATTTTTGTCCGCAGTTCAACTGCCTGCTTGCTTGTCGGGTCAAGTCCGTCTGCAATCAGTTTGTCATATTCGCTTTGCAGAGCATCAACTTTTTTGCGCTGAAGTTCTGTTACATTGTTGAGCGACTTGATTTTTGCATTCAGTCCGTCCTCGCTCTTCGACCAATCGTCCATTCCTGCGGCGGCGGCTTTGAATTCCGATTCGCTTTCACGAATCATTCTGTTTGCTTGTGCAAGTCCCGCTTTCAGATTTGTTGTGTCAATCGAAAAGCTTGCGCCGAGAGTTTCACTTCCTGCCATGTTTACCACCACCCGCCTGATGCAGTTTTATCGTTTACCCGTATTCGCTGATTTTTGTCCTTGCAAGACTTTTCGGGAGACGCATTCGCTTTTTTGATGTAGTGATTTATCACTGAAATCACCTCGTCACAGTCCTGTTCAAAAATCGCAAAAGGAGTCACCGAAAAATTTCTTGCAAGCGTGAAAGTTGTTTCCATAAGTTCAAAGTGAACATCAATCGGGGCAGTGCTTACTCTGCCCCCACTGCGTTTTTTCTGCCACCGCCAATCGCGCCCGCTTTCGCAAGCAACTGCTTGAATGTGTTCATTACATCATCAACATCGGCGTTCTCAAGATCAGCATCAGTCAGATCGGGGAATATCTTTTTTACGAAAGTATTAATCAGCGCAAACTGTTCAGATGCGCTCTTCTCTTTAAGAGAGTCCGCGACCTCGAGTGCCTGCATGAATATGCCCCATCTCACTTTGTCGGTTTCAAAATGCTTGAGTACTTCATCATCTGCGCCGTATGTAGTCAGTTCAAACTGTGCCATGTTCTCGCTCCTTAAAAGTTTGATTTGTCGGTCGGATTGTTCACGATTCCGAATGCCACAAGCACGGGCAACAGCACATTCAGAAGTCCGTCAACAGTTGCCGAAATATCAGCACCGCAGAATTCTTTCACGCAGAACACCACAAGTGCGGAAATCGAAACCCAAACCGCCCATGACTTAAATCTCGAAAGAATGTTTTTCATCTTGATTCTCCTTTTTTATCCGACAACTGCCGAGAGTTTTTCTCGGCAGTCTCGGAATTGTTTAATTAAAACGTTGTGTCGGGAGTAGCAACAGCCGCGAACCACTCGTCAGCAGTAGCGACATTGTTGCTCTCGCGGATGAAAGACGCTTTTGCAGCTCCTTTCACGCCCGTCCCCTTTCCGTTGGTGAATTCGTGGTCGGTGTAGATTCCCGTATATTCAAGAGTCATGTTGTTTGAATCAGTGCCGTCATTCTCCGTTGCCGAAGTCTCATCGGGAATGTTGAATGTTCCCTTGTACCGCCACACATAACGCTCATCATCACCCTCGCCCTTTTCGCCGAGAATGTAGCCGACCGCGAAATACTTCGTTTCTCTCTCGCTCTCGATGAACATCTTTTTCGTGGAATCGTAAGTTCTGCCCGTAATCTCCGCGAGAATTTCATCATCGGGAATTGCGATAGTAAACGATACAGTGTCAGCACCTTCACTGTTAATGACGATTGCCGCCTTGTTGTCGTAATACTTTGATTCTGCGGAAGTTTCAACCGTCTTGCTAATCTCCGCAACAGGCGCAAGCACCTTGACCGTGCCTGTGGTGTAGCCGCCGCCTGTGGTTTCGTTGTTGTCTTTTGTTACTTCGGCGAATACAAGCCTTTTACAGCCCCTAAACTCTACAGCCATTGTTCTTTTCTCCTTTTACTGAATTTCTGTGTAAATATATTCTGTTGCCCACCCTGTGTGAGTAGGCTCATCACTCGGAATGTCTTGCCCTTTTCCTTGCGGAATAAATCCTGCATTCTTCAGCGCGGTGCGCATCAATTGCGGAACAGTGTTCACAAGTGTCGGATTGCTTGAATAGAAAATCACGGTAAAATTCCAATCAACGGAATGAACATCATCGTCATAGTGCGCATTGTCTGCCGTGTAGTCCGTCCAAAAAGTGACAAAGCTTTCGGGATATGCTTTATCGGGATTCAGCGTTCCTTGAAGATATACAGGATATCCGAACGTGTTCAACGTGTTAATCAAGAGTTGTTTCATCCGTTCTTCAACCTTTCAAGAATTTTTTCAAGCGTTGCTTTCTGCTCTTTTTTGATTTGTCGAGAAGCGTTTTTCTTCGCTTTGTCAATGAATCCCCGCGCTTTGACATGACCGTGTTTCTTTCGATGCGGTGTTCCGTAATTGAGAAATATCACTTTATACGCATCAGACAGATTATTCGGGTCATACGCGCCTTTTTTATACCCGACTTTTGCAACACATTGATTCCCGTCCCATTCGATTTCGGGCGGCGGCATCGCGTTTGTTAAACTGTCGGGGACTTGCGCTTTGCGCATCTGCGTTTTGAGTTCCTTTTCTGCGATTTGCGCCGACTGTTTCATACAACTGTCAACAGCCGAATTCATCGACCGTCCCGCTGACTCGATATCTTTCAGCAGTTCTTCGAATCCCTCAAGCTTCAAAGTGATGCCGCTGTTTGCCATATTAAGCACCGCCCTTGATTCTGCGAATTTTGAATTTCAAAAACTGATTGCGCATCTCAATGTTCTCAGGCTCTCCGAGAATTTCAAACGCAGCTCCATCACTCAAACGGATAAGTCTGCAATTGCTCTTGATGTCGGGACGATACCAACAGACTATCTGTGCAGTGTCCTCAACAGAAAGAACATCATTGACAACTTTCTCTGTGCCGCCGTAAGTCTTAAAATTGCACATTATAGGCTCTTTTACCGCTACCCAAGTATTTGTACTAACTCCATAAGAAACGGATGATTTCGGCTGTTGCAACTGCATTGCCGTTGTCATCTGCGCGGCTTCACTCGGTCGATACATCGGAATCACTCGCTTTCATCGAGAGTTGTATCAGTCTTTTGTTGAATTGCTCGCTGTGCTTAACTCCACCGCTTGAAAAGTTCCAAAGGTCATTGACTCCGAGAGCAATGCAACCGACAGCCGCATCGCTCTCAGCAACAGCTTTGTCAACCCCCGCATCGGTCAGTTCTGTAATGACTTCGTCTATATAGAACGAAATAGTTTCATCGGAATAACTGCCCGACATTCCGAGTGCCGTTTTTACTTTTGCAAGCCGTTCAGCGGCTGTCAGTTGTGTCATTTTCATTCCCTCGCTTTAATCAGTCTTAAGCGGACAGTTTTGTCAGAGTAACAAGAGAGCCCTTGTCGATGACAGCACCGTCGCAAGAAAGGACAGCCTTTGTCTTGTGGTCTTCGTTGTCCCAGTCGGTCTTGTGAGAGATGCCGAGATTGTAGTTTGTGTTCAGGCAATAGTCAGAGAAGTCGAAGATAAACGCAAACAGCGTGTTCTCCGTGACGGTGTCAGCATAGTTGCCGAGCTTACTGCCTTCCTGCGGAACATAGAGAACAACATCACGACCGAGCAGTGTTCTTTCAGGCTTGCCGTTGATGCCGTAGTTAACACGTGCGATAGGCTGACCGTTCGAGTCTTCCATGCCGACAAAGGACATGAATGTCTTCTTCGTCATGCACCACTTTGCGCCCGACTCATACTCGACAGGGATTGCGGCTTCTGCGGCACAAAGAGTCTTGTATGAAATCTTGCTACCCGTGCCTGTTGCGGGAATTGTGATTTTTCTGTCATCGGTAGGAAGATTGTCAGCGTGAAGTATTCCTTTCGGCATTCCGTATCCGTCGCCCTCAATGATTGCCCATTCCTGTGAGCGGAGCATTGCTTCTCCAACCTGACGAACGAACAGTTCTTCGAATGCAGAAAGTGTCATGGTAGATACTTCCTCTGTATAGCGAATCTCGCAACGGAGTTTGTAATTCGTGAACGAGATAACCGCGCCGAGTGTCTTCTTCTGAGAGTCAGATGCGCCGCCCTCGCCCGAAGTCGAGCTTGTGAGAGTAGTTGTGTTTCTACCCACCCATGTTGCGACAGGCTTCAGTCCGTCAACAGGAATCGTCTGTCCGACAGGATATGAAGTCTTTGTGACAAGGTTATAGATTACACCGAGCTGCTCGTATTTTTCGAGAATCTTATTTACAAGATTTTCGGGAATGACAGTGCCGATGCCGTCATCGGTTGTGTGTGTCGATTCGTCAGCTCTTGCTTCCATCTTGCCTGTTGCAAGATATTTCTGAAATGCCTTTCTGTATTCAAGGCTCGATGTTCCCTCGTCAACTGTTTCTATTGTCCGCATTGTTGCAAGAATGTTCATTTTTCTTTCTGCTCCTTTGTCATCGTTCTGCTCGGGCGCAGGCTCGTCAACATTTGCAAGCTGTTCCTCTGCGGCAGAGATTTCATCCCTGATCTGCTTCAGCGCCTCGCCGATAGATGCTCTCTTCTCCTGTTCTGTTTCCGTTATTACAGAAGCCTCAAGAGAATCGCGTCTCTCCTTAAGTGTGGAAATCTGCTTTGTGAGATATTCTTTTACATTCATTTTCAAATCACTCCGTAAATCATTAGAATTTTGTTTATTTTGCTGTCGCTTTCCGCAACCGCTTTGCGCATTGCCCGCATTCTTTCCAATACGGCGCGGTCATTGTCCGTGCCCGCTTCCCCTCGCGCATTTATTGATGTTGTGGCGTAGGCGGGAAAATTCACCGCAGACACCTCAATCAAAGGGTCAATTTTTGTGATGAAGCGTTTGGGATAATCTGTGTCCTCGTCTTCCCAACGTTCTTCTTTTACTCCAAACATGAACGACATCGCGTTTATAACGCCGTCCTCTATTGCAAGGCAAAGGTCGTTCGCATCTGTCCTCTTTCTGTTTGGATTTGCCAACATTTTGACACAATCATCTTCGATTATCAGCTCCATTCCGCCGAGCTTTTCGAGCGGAATAATCGTTCTTGCTATCGCTTTTTCGTCTGTGTTGTGATTCCAAAAGAAACGAACATCTTTGATGATGTCTTTTGAAATCGCGCCCTTGCAAATAGTCTCCTGAAACCACCCTCCGATATCTGTCGGAGTGTCAAATACAATCGGCACACCCTCAATTATTCCTGTCTGCTCGTTGGCTCTAAATTCCGCAGGATAATTTCGCTTGATATATTCCATTTCTATCACCTCAGCTTCTGCCGTCTGTAATCGGTATCGGAAATTCTTCCGCAAGCATTTCGACAAACCCTGCCGTAGATTCAAACGCATAACTCTGTTTTGTTTTATACCACGTTATCGAGCCACAGGTAAAGCTTGCCCAATAGTGTTCATTATCGTCGATCAATCCGACAATCATATAACTACGCGCGCCCCAGTTTGTTTCTTTGAGAAATTCGGCAAGTGTAATCGTCTCGTTCGTTATCACGCCGTCAATAACCCTGTAAAATGTTGCTCCGCTAACGTCGGTATCGGGAATTTTTGCAATATCGTCATACCAAATGACTAAACTTGCATCAAGTTTTTGGGCAAGCTTTTTCACAAGCGTTTTTCCGTCGCTGTCTGAAAACAAACCGCCATTACAGTTGCAATCTTCTGCGCACCTATCAATGAAATCCGAAAAACTTAATCCGTCAATCATTCTGCCCATCATCAGCGTCTCCTTTGTTCGATAGTTTATTATTGTTGTTCTCGTCAAGCAGAGAATTGTACCCCTGCGCTACAACCTGTCCTTGACCGTTCGGCAGTGGTGGATATCCGAGTAATGCGCGAGCTTCATCTTTCATGAAGATTCCTGCGGGAAGTCCTGTCTGCAATGCGGAGATTTTATTTTCCATGCTCATAAATTCGATTGAATTCGGATAGAATATAATCTCATTGCCGAATGAAAATTCTCTGTCGGAAAACATCACTTTGCTCATTGCTTGACCGAGACTCTTGATGTCCGCTTCAAGCGCGTGTTCATAATAGGCTTCTTTCTGCGCTTTCGTATAATCTCCGTTGAGGATGCAAAGCGGAGTTCCGTTTGCTCTCAAGATGGTATCGTAAAAGAATTGCAGAGTTTCCGCATCGACAAGCTTCACATCTCTCGGCAAATGCGTGTATTCCGTTTTCAAATCAGAGAACAGAATGCCGCTTTTGTTATTTTTGAGATTTTCTTCAAACTCTTTTCTTGCCGCTTCTGTTGCTTCATCGTCAAGATATGAATTGTACTTCACAATGCCGTTGATCTGACAGGAACATTCAAGAGCCTTTGCAATGCTCTGCGTAAGTTGGTCATATCGCTTGAGCATTGTCAAGAGCCCCGCGTTATCATTACCGCCAAAAGCCGACCCGCCGAAGTAATCATCGACTCCGTAATCTTTTCGCCAATGAATAACGCTTTCAGCGGGGAGTATAGTTTCATACCCGCTCATAAATTCAAACTTGATAAAAAGTTTCCCGCCGCTGTCTGTGAGGTATGTCACTTGCGTAGGCTTGAGAGGATAGAGCGCAGTATAATACCTCTCACCGCCTTTTGTGATGTAATATTCGGGATAGATGTACGCATTTTTGTTGAGTTCCCTTAAAATAGTAATCTTTTCAAGGAAGTCAGCTTGTGTCATCCATGCGTTTGGTCTTTGCAAGACTCTTGCCACACTTGAGTCTGTCACTACCGTCTGATTCCCGCCTGTGTTGCGTATGTGTCGCGGCTGTAGCTTCTTGAATTCGTTCGCCTTGCAACGGATTGACTGCACTACAATGTCCGATGCGTACACACTGTCACCGAAAGAAGAATAAAAAGGCGAGTTCCCCGCCATTGTCGGCGCATACTTTAGTCCCTGTTTGGCTTCTTTCTTCTTGAATATGTCGAAAAGTCCCGTGATTCTCACCTCTTTATTTTATGAATCTTTGAAAATCGGAATTAAACTTCAGCAAGGTCGCATACATGATGATGAATACAACCGCGCCGTCAATGCGCTTGTTTGCTTGTGATTTCTTGCAAGAATAGTTTTCGTGACCGTCTATGAAGCAACAAGCATTTGACAGACACCATTCGTCAACAGGATTGTTGCCGAAGTTGATAATGTGACTTTGAAAGTCTCTTTCTGCCCACTTCATCGGAGTTGACATCACTTTTTGATTGATAGGCTCTCTGATATCTTCGGAAAGTTCGTCAATCGCTTTTTCAAATTCTCTCGCGTATGCTTTATCGTAGCCGCATTTGTAAACCGTGATGCCGTACTGCGTTTTGAGTTTGCGGATGTACTCAACGATTGCGGTCAGATCGATGATACTGCCTTTCTGTATCGTCATATATCCTTTTTGCGCCCATTCTTCATACTGCGCTCCCGCTGATTTGTCCGCGCTGTCCGTCAGCTTGCTTTCGGGAATCCAATAATGCGAAAAGATATATTTTGTGTTATCTCCTTGCCGCATAAACAGCAGTTTCAAGTTTGTCAAGTCCGTTGTCTGCGAACAGTCGAGAGCTGCAAGGCACACACAGCCGCGAAAATCTTCAAGAGACTTCTTGTCTTGAATGTATGTGAAATCTTCCGAGCGAAGCCAACTCTCTGCGGAGTTCTGCTTGATGTTGAAATCCTTGCACAGAAGATGCAACCTTGCCGCTTTGTCCGTCCGCGCAATGTCAACGTCTCTGCGCAGTTTGGACAGCTTCTTGACTCCGTAACGCAAAGACGGATTCGACTTTTCCCACGATGATTCATCCTGCCATATCTCTTGTTCGGAATCTTGTTCGAACAGAAACGGCAGAAAATGCGCATCGTCTATTTCTCCCATGATAACCTTTTTCGCCCTCTCGATTTTTTTATCGAGATAGCACCCATCGCGGGAGAATCCTTGTGTTGTGCAGTTTATGAAAAGCGGTTCATCTTTTGTTGACATTCCACGCCAACAAGCTTCAGCAATTTCGCAGTTGCCGTTTTCCTCATCGACATCGTGACTTTCGTCTTGATATGTCTTTGTATAGTTGCCGCCGTCCTTGTTTTGCGTTTTGCTTGACATCCTCGAAACAATGATGTTCTTGACATCGTTTCGAATCTCCGTCAAGTTTTGCGATGTAATTGCTTTCTTCGGGTCAAGCCTCGCTCTCATGCCTGCAATCTCTCGCCATATGTATTTGCTCTGTTTGTCGTCATTTGAAGCGCAACAGATTTCACTGCCGCCCTCGCCGATGAACAAATCTGTGTTTCCGTCTCCCGCAAGAAGTGTTGACTTTCCGTTTTTTCGTCCTATCTCAAGAAGTGCTTCAACAAATCTTCTGTGCTTTGTATCTGCCATTCTGAAAGAGTAAAGACTTTCAATGAAAGCGAGTTGCCACGCCATCAATTCTATCGGTTTTCCGAAATACGGATGTTTCGACTGCAAGCACAAAGTTTGCATGAATTTGATTCGCTTGTGCGCTTCGGTCACATCGTAGATATATGCGGGATTGTTCAAATCTTCAATGAGATTGTCAATCTCTCGCCGCATCCAATACCCGACAATGACATCACCCGACTGAATCAGATCACTGTACTGTTCAAGATATGTTTTCATTCAAAATTCTTCAGCACAGAGAGCAGTTCATCTGCCGCGCTGTTCTCCACTCGATAAAGAATCATCAGCAGAGTTTTTCTTTTCGCATCAACCGCCTGCGAATACTCTCGAATGAGTTTTGCGGCAGGAGTCAACTGCTGTCTTTCGGGATTCTTCTTGTCAACTCTTATGTATGGGAGTTTGCGCAGCTCCGCAATTCTGTCTATGAAAAAGAGATATTCATCGATGGTATCATGCGCAAATTGTCTTTTATCTTCATCAACATTTTCAAAAAACGCTTTCAGCGTTTCTTCTCTGCTCATCTGCATCAACTCCCTTTCATAAATTTTCAAAATTTCTGATGTGCTTGCAAAGTCAAAATTTTTCCCGAAACTTTTCGGAAAATCTCGATTTTTTACTTTGTGCGCAAAACAAGAGGCGCGCACAGTTAAATTTGAAAAAGAAAAATTAAGAGCAAGCGGGGATTAAATTTTGTTGCTCTTCTTTGCGTTGCAAATTCTGCAAGCAAGCTGAACGTTGTCCCACGAATGCCGTCCGCCCTTGCTCAACGGTATGATGTGGTCAATGCTCGGATAGTAGCAACTATTGCTATCACAATCAAAGTCTATGTGTCTACCACATAATGCACACACGCCGAAGTCCCTCATATATAACTTTGTAAGGCTGATTGACAAATCGGGCTTGCCGTTTCGATATATTCTTTTTTCTTTGATTGCGTTGTTGTGATGATTTCTGCATTTGTCACTGCAATACTTTTCTAATCCGTGACGAGCAACAAACTCGCCGCCGCACTCTGCGCATCGTTTAATCAATGGCGCTCTTGCTTGCTTTGGCTCAAGTTGTTTTATTCTCTTTGTGATTGCTTTTGCCAGTTTCTTGAGAAGTCTTTTTCTTTCTCTTTCTTTCTGTGCGGTCTTCTTGGTGTTCAAATATAGTGCGTGAGCATTGTGCCAGTCAGTGTCTCTGCACTTCATTGAACAGTATTTGCTTTCCCTATACGGTTTGCCCTTAAACTCAACACCGCAGACAACACATCTGTAAATCATTTTCCCCGCCGTGAATCAAAATTCATAATTGATTCTTGCCCAACTGTCCATTTTGTCAATCACAGAAGAATGAATATAATCAGCCCCTTGTTTAACGGATTCAAAGTCCGCCGCATTGCTTCTATGCTAAACCGTTAAATGCCTGCATAAAGCAAGCATCAGAGTTTTGCGCTCATTTCTTTTGTTCTGCCGTTGAGATAGATGACAGGAGTGTCCTTTGAATTCGGTTTGAATTCTTGTGCAGCTCCGTACCCGCCATAATCGAGATTGCTTGCCGTGTTCACAAACAGCTTTGTTGCGTTTGCGACTGCGCTGTTTGCAATATCCACTCGGAAAAAGCCTTGTTTCATAATCATCGGCAAATGCGTATGTGAATGAATGTAAATGTCCGCATCTGCTATGCTTGCCATGTCTGCAAGTCTTATTGCTTTCGCGCCCTCTTTCCGTCCGCCGCCGCTACCGTGATTCACATACAGTGTGTAAAGCATCTTTCTTTTTTTGTCTCCGTGATTATGCAAAGGAGTGCCGAAGCGCAAGAAAACAAATGCTGACGTTTGCGAATATCTGTCATCAATCCCCAATTGCATCGCAATCATCTTTGACATATCAATTCCCTCTTTGCGATATGCGCGGTTTTCGTGGTTGCCGTTCGTGATACATATTATTTTATCTTTTATCGGGGAAAACAGTTCAACGGCTCTTTCAAGCTGTTCCATGATGTTGAGTGTGCGCGACTCCGTGTCCCCGATGCTACTGCGTGACGCATAGTCGAGAATATCGCCATTCAACACGCAGTACGCATTGTTTGTATCTGCGACATATGCAATGCGCTCTTTGAGTCTCGGAACATCGCAGTGCATATCGCCGATGTGTTCATCAGCGAATGTGTGCAGCTCCAATGTCGCAAGTTCGCTCGGCAAATCCGCTTTGATAACTTTCATCGTTTTCCCCGCTAATGTTATAATCAGCGCGGTATTATTTCACCGCCGCGCTATCGGATAGAAAGGAGGATATATCGGTTGGTAAGATAGATTCATTCTTGAAAGCTGACGAAATAATCATTGATGTATTTCGTCCACTGCTCTTTTGGTCTGCTGTCGTCGACATACAAGCGATTGAGACAAGTTTCTTTGTCCGTGTCAATGTGAATGAGTTCGCCGCCGCATTGCCGCGCTCTTTCTTCTCTCGGAGTGCGAAAAGGCAAACTCTCTATTATCCACGCCGTTTCCCAACTGCCTATTCTCCGCTTTACGCAGTCAAGCAGGCAATCTCTCACGGCAAACATATCTTGCTTCAGCGCATTCGGCTTGACATATCTGTCACTGCCTGTTATGCACTCCCATATGTTATCGATGTCAACAATCAGATCGCTGTTGCCTTTATGCGTGTTCACATATAACGTTTTGCCCGACAGCGGCGCACCGTGTACAATGTACACTTTGCGCCCGTTGTGTCCGAATCTCGCATGAATGCGGTTGTGACAGTCTAAATGCACAAGCTTTATGTTGTCGGGATTCAGCGTGATTGACGCATCGTTCATGTTCAGCGTTGTGACGGGAATATGATGATGCGCAATGCAGTCATATTTCTTGAGAATCGGCTTTCCGCATTCCTCGCACAGCAAGAATCCCGCAGAGTTCGTGCGCCTGTTCATCAAGTCTGAGCGAAGCGCACGAAACTCTGTTGTCAAATACAATTCATGCGGTTGATTGAGCGGCTTCATACTTTTTCGATGTTCCCGACTGCGATTGCCGCAGTTATTACACCGTTTACGCCGATGACCGCTCTGTCTCCGTTGATTTCATAGACAATGTATTTGTCATGCCACAACTGAAATCTTGTGTTTGTGCCGTATGCAACAGGATTGACAACACGCACTGTGTCTCCCGCTTTTATTGCCGTTTTTGCTTTCGCAGCTCCGTTCGGGATTTTAATCTGCTGACCGACAGCAATCACATTCGGATTCGCAACGCCGTTGTATTCTGCAAGTTTCTGATATGTAGTGCCGTACTTCTTAGCAATTGCCGAGAGAGTATCTCCCGCAACAACCGTGTAAACCGTTTCTTTCGGCTTTACAGTGAATCCGTTCAGCCCCTCGCTTTTTATCACAGAAGCGAAATCCGAAAGCATATAGTTTTGGTCGCAAGTGACTCCCGCGACTGTGTTTGAACGAATCGCATTCGTTGAGCCGCCAAACTGCCACATTCCCATGATCGATTTGTTTTCGTATGTACATTCGCCTGCCCACTGCGCAACCCAATGATTATATCTCTTGAGTTCTGCGTCATAGAGATATTCATCGAAGAATGACTTTGAAGCGTAAATGCCGACAAAGAATTTCTTCGGCTCAAGACATTCGCACCATGCTTTCACAATGTCGGTGAGAAGTCTTTTCCCGAGTTTCTTCTGACAAGCATCTTCAACATCGATGTAAATCGGAAGTTCAAACTGCTTGCCTTTCAGCACATTGTCAAGAAGAAATTTCGCTTCTTGCTTCGCCTGCTGAACCGTCCGCGCCATTGAATACTGATAAACGCCAACGGAAAGCCCTTGCGCCTTTGCTTTTTCGTAGTGCGATTCAAACTCAGTGTCTTTACCGCCGTTTGATTCAATAGCGGGACAAGAATATGCACCGCGCAGAATCGCAAACTTTGCGCCCTCTGCTTTTGCTTTGGCGAAGTCAAAGCCCTTCTGCCATGCTGACACATCAATTCCGAATGTTTTCATTGTTTTCTCCTTTACTTGTTTTCATCATTAACCACTTCCCACGAAGTCGGTTTGCCGTTTCCGTCAATCGTCTTTACTTTCAACTTAACAATCTGACCGACAGTCGCAGAAGTGATGCCGAAAGAAACATCTGAGCCGAAACTCCCGTATACAAACGGGATGTTTTTTCCGTTAATATATGCCATCAGCTCACCGCCTTCGGAAGAGTGACTACAAGTTTAACTTCTGTAGTTTGTTCGCGTGCATGATGAAATGTTATCTTGTTTTTGCGGATTTCGGCAGGCAAAGCATAATAATTTATCCCTACAATACCCGAAGTTACCCCCAGTGCGGAAACATCGTTGAAGTACGTTTTCGGTGTTGAAAGCGTTATCGGCAAATCAACGGAATCTTCGTGTGTAGTATCAAAATCGGCGTTGAATATCACGGGATTATAATCAAGTGATATCGTATACATATTTCCGACTTGCTTATAATAACCGATAGTCATATTCTGCGTGCCGCGCTTTATTGCCACCCACTCAGTTTCAAGAGTAGCCGCCGAGAGTGTCGCAACTTGCGTCCGTAGCTGTTCAATTGCGGCATTGACATCGCTTGCAAATGAATCATCCGTTGTGATGTAAAGTCTATTTTCAACAAGTCCCCCGCTTGCTACAATCGCCGCATATTCCGCGCTTGTGCCTACCCAAACAGTAAAATTGCCGCTTGTGTTCATCTCCTTGAGTTTGGTGATAAATGCATCATCAACACTTGTCGGAGTGTTTCCCGTTGCTTCTGCGATAGCCGCAAGAATCTGTTCGCTTGTCATTGTCGGAAACTTGCAATTATCATCGCAAAAACAATAATATTGCCTTTCGTCTGCCATGTTGTACCTCTCTTATGCTCAGTATTTCACAAGTTTATTCATTTTCGATTGCTTCTTTTAATGCTTTCAACCTCTCTGCAATAGGCTTTACAATTTCAACATCTCTGTATTTTTCGAGCAATAGACAAATCGCAAAATAACTCGGTTTCTGCGTTTTTTCAATCACTTGCTCACTCTGCTTCACTCGCTTGCCATTTTCGTCAAATATGTATGTTGCAACTGTCTCTGTGTATGTGTGTCCAAGAGCCGCTTTGACAACAGCATCGAAAACATTCCGCAATGCTCGGTCTTTCTGTATTTCATCGTAGCTTTTGTATTTTTCATCAAGAAGGCTCTCCAAACTGAATTGAAGAGTGATCTGTCCGCCTGCGTGTCTGTTGTAGCCGCAACTTCTGTCTTGCGAATTATGATGAGAAATAAGTTCAATTTCTTTCAGTTCCGCGTCAGCCTCTGACAGATTTTCAAACAGAATTTCGTGCCTGATGTTATTCCAACCATACTTCTTTATTGCTCGGAAGAAATATTCATTCTCTCGATAGCCGTTGCCGTTGTTCCATCTGTGCTTCGGCTCTTGAGATGTAATTCCTATATACACCTTTCCGTTGGGGCAAGTGTGTTTATAAACACTATACATTTCAATCCTCATCAAAATTCAAGCCAAAATTCTGCGCTTCTGCGATTGATTTACGCAGTTCCAACTCTTGCTTTTTCAGCTCATAATATGCTCGGTCTTTCTTGTAGTTCGGGTCATATCTATTGTATGCGCCGAAAATCGCAGTCACATTCGGCGGCTGATGCTTTGTTGTGATTTCTGTGTGTTTGCGTTTGCCATCCGCGCCCTCTGTGATATATTGCTTCTTTTCTTCATAGTCATAGCCGCAAGCGCATTTGAGCAGTGCGCTGTCGAGTTGTTCGAGAATCTTTTCTGTCGCATCTTTGTCCCTTTTTAAGAGTTCCGCAAATTCCGCATATTTGTTTTTATAATCACACCAAGCAGAAATTCCTACTCCGAGACTCTTTGCGATCTGATTCTCTTCAACACCTCTGTCAACCGCTTCTTTGATTTTTGGGAAGTATGGCTTGATGTGCGTTTCATATTTACTTTTGCGTCCTGCTTTTGCCATTCTTTCACCCACTATATAAGTAAAAACAAGGCTGTCGAAATCAATCGCATTTAACGGTCTATTTTGTGAAATAAATAGTCATGTCCGCACCTTGTTTTTTTGACGTATTCTCTTATCCTAACGCAATTATACCACCAAAGTGTCATTTTGTCAAGTGATTTGATTAAATGCGGCGTAAAGACACAAAAGAGAACGGAAAGCCCGCCCTCTTGATTTAATTTATTTTGACGGCTTTTTCTCCTGTCAGCGTTTCCCACCTCTTAATTATCACGTCACAATATTTCGGGTCAAGTTCCACCATATAACAAATTCGGCTTAATTCTTCACAGGCAAGGAGAGTTGTGCCACTACCGCCGAAAATATCAAGCACAATTCCGTTTTTCCGTGTGCTGTTTTTTACTTGCTTCTTTATCAGTGGAATAGGTTTCATTGTCGGATGATCTGAATTCTTTTGCGGTTTTTCCTCTCGGAGAATGCTCGACTGCTCCATTATGTCAGTTATCACTTTGCGCAGCTCTTCCGCTGTCATAAATTCAACATCAATATCCTCGTCAATAACCGTTGCTTGCTTTCTGTTCTTTATGAAATAGTGACTTCCACCGCCTTTCCAACCATACAAGCACGGCTCATGTTTCCATTGATAGTCTTGTCTTCCTATGGTTATTTGACTTTTCACCCAAATTATGCATTGCTTCAAATTCCACTCTACCGCCTTGCAAGCCTTGCGGAAGTTCAGCCCTTCGGTTTCTCCGTGCCATATGTAAAATCCTGCGCCATCTCGCATTGCACTGTTTGCGGCAGAAAATGCCGAATGCAGAAATTCATAAAACGCAGTGTCACTCATATTATCGTTTTGAATCGTCAGTCCTGCACTGTTCTCAATCGCTACATTATACGGCGGGTCTGTCAATAATAAGTCCGCTTTCGCTCCGTCCATAAGCTGTGCAATTATAGCCTTGTCGGTGCAGTCTCCGCATATCAGACGGTGTTGCCCCAACAACCAAATATCCCCGCGTTTTGTCTTTGTCTCTTCTTCATCGAGAATATCATCAATTGATATTTCGGTTGAATCGTTCATCTCGTCCATAATATCGGGCAAAGTATCAAAGCCGAACACGTCCATGTCAAAGGCATTCAAGGCTTTCAATTCTTCGTGCAATTTTTCAAAATCCCACTCGGCAAGTTCTGCCGTTTTATTGTCCGCAAGGCGATACGCTTTCAACTGCTCTTCGGTCAGATCGTCCGCAATAATGCAAGGCACAGTTTCAAGCCCGAGACGCTTCGCCGCTTTCGCCCTTGTATGCCCTGCGACTATCACATAATCTTTATCAATTACAATCGGCACTTTGAAACCGAATTGCTTTATACTCTCCGCAACAGCTTCAACCGCCTTTTCGTTTTTTCTCGGATTATTATCATATTCGTGAATCCGCGAAATAGATATTTCTTTTACTTCCAACGCAAGCACCCTCTCATGTGTCTTTATGTCTATTTTATCAAAAGTAATGCTTCTTTGCGACACAAAAAGAGGACGGAATAACCGCCCTCTATTGTTTTCAGAAAGTGACACAAGCATTCAGAACGGCGGCGGCAATCCAGTATATTGCTTTTTTCCATTCGCCGCCGCAAGCGTACACAATAGCCGCTCCGACATCAAGCGCAATCAGTATGACAGGGAAAATCTTCTCTTTTGTCATTGTCAATCTACCTCACACAAATTTACAATCACAAAATCTTTGGTGTTGTCGCAAATCATGTGATGTATTTGCTTCACATATTTCCTGCTATCGTTTTTTATAATGCCGTAATGCTGAAGCGCGTCAAGAATGAATTTCTGCGCTGACTGAATGTTGTCAGCATCTCTGCGCCGTGTTGCTTCATGCCAATAAATATGTATCTCGCACGGCTTGTCAATCGGCTTGAGCGTCCCTCTCGCCAGTCCTTTTTGAATGCTATATCCGATGAGTGCTTCAATGCTTCTTTTGAATTCTGCGCCGCTGTACTTGTTCGCCCTGCAGCTCCGCACATATTCATTCATAGACGGCAGTTTTGCTTCAATTTTGAATTCGTTCAATTCAGATCACCTCTTTCACATCTTCTGCGCGGACAATCGTCACGCTATTGCCGCAACGGTCAAGCAGCTCCGCAAAAACCGCAATGCTGTTTTTGCGTTTGCGATATATAATCGCGCTTATTTTTGCGTAAGTCATTCCGTCAATCGCAACGGGAGTTTCTTCAAGCAACGCTTTTTTCAATTCTTCGCTTTTCATTTTCCGCTACTTCCGAAACCGTTTGCGCCGCGCTCGGTGTTCGTCAATCCTTCGACAATCTCAATGTCGGGAATGATAACGGGCAAAATAACAAGCTGTGTAATTTTCTGCCCCTCGTCAATGAGAACAGCTTCGTCACCGTGATTGTAAAGTTTTGCAACAATGCTCCCCGTGTATCCTTCATCAATAACACCCTCGCTTGTGATGTTGCTTTTCACATTCAAGCCGCTTTTGCTTTTCAGCATTCCGACCGTGCCGTGCGGCAACTCCACATGAACGCCCGTGTCAACGATTTCCGCGCTATGCGGATAAATTGTAAAGCCGTGCGGGGCTTTCAGATCAAGCCCCGCATCGGTGTCGTGCGCCCTTTCGGGCATGAATGCGAATTCGTCAAGTTTGATTTTCATTTTTCACACCTCACAAATATCAACAATGTGTTTGCACAATTCTTTCGGGATTCTCGCTCTTTCTCTCTTCGACCGAATCGCCGTCATGCCTTGCTGACTTCCTCTCGGTGACGGCTGATGACATGGAGAGCCATTCTTGCACGGCGGCTTGAAATCGGGATGCGGATGATTTGTGAAAATGTCGGTCGGCTTCATGTATGGATAGCCGTATTGACAATATGTGACTGTGTATCTCGGTATGTCTTTCACAAAGAGCATCTTGCGGAAACCGCCGCGCGGATTCTCAATGAAGAAGTATTTCGGATTCAGATCACGAATCAGCTTTACAACATTTCTGTTCACATCATCGCAGAAGAGCGCATACTGCGATATCGGGTCAAGTTCGCCTGTTTCGGCATTCTTCCGTCTGTGATGCCCTATTCCCGCGACAGAATAACTTGTACAGTCGGGACTTGCCCATATTACATCGGGCTTGCCGCCGCAGAGCTGCACAACATCATCAACAGTCAGTTGCCCAATATCGGCGCAGAGAGTCGGGCTGAAGTCTTTCTCCCAATCGACTGTATAAACTTCATGCCCTCTCTCCGCAAATGCGTTTGAAATCGATTTTGTACCGCAGAATAATTCGAGTAATTTCATCATCATTCCCTTTCAAATAGTTGCGTTTTGACACATTCAAAACAAAACAGACAGGACATCTGAAGCGCAGACAGTCCACTTGCGTATGCCGTCATTTATCGAAAAACAATTCCCTTCGCGGTCATACTCAAGCGCAATTGTGAATTCTGTCGGCTGATATTTTCCCGTTTCCGCAACATATGATGTGCCGTAAATCTTTTTGAAACTCTTCTTCTTCCGTTCAAGACTTGCTTTTGTCATCTTTTATTTTCTCCGTTATGTATTTTATTTCGTTCCACGCTCCCGAAAACCATCTTCGGAATGTCTTGCACGTTTTGAAAACAGTGCAGTTTCCCTCGTTGTTCTTTTCGCACTTCTCGCAGGCTTTGCAATTATCTCCGTATTTACTCATTTTCTTTTCCTCTCTCCGTTTGCACAATACCACCCGCCAGTCGGATAAAATCCGCCGAGTTCGCATCTTCCTTGTGCGCTGTCCTCTTGTTTCGTCCACCATCTGCAATTTCCGCACCTTACAACCTCTATGCACCGTGATTTGTCTTTGAAGTTATCGCAATGTTCGCAAATGTCATCTTGAAATCGGATGTCATCAGCAAAGGTGCAAATATCGTGATGTATGCAATCTTTACACGTTGCCATTTTCTTCACCGTCTATTCTCGCCCCGCAGCGAGGGCAGTACTTGCACTCGAATTCAAAATAACATTCGTCTTCGTTTTCCTCGTCAATTCGAGTCTCGGTCAGATCGCGCAGTATCAATCCGCATTCGGAGCATATAAATTCGTCTACAGGATGCATATTGGTCACATTTCGCCCGTGCCGTACCTCTGCCACATCAGCGGCAGGAAACTTTTGCATCTCGTCATACAATCGCGCGTTATCATCCGTACAAGTTCCGACAAGAGGTTCACCCCAACATCTCGCAACTTGCGAAGCATAGAATTCTTCCACATCAATGTATCTGCTCATTTTTTTCTTTCCTTTCCCTCTGAACAAAATATCTCTCATTTTGCTCACCAACCATTTCTTTTAAGAGATTGTCAGTGTCCTCAACCAAAACGGCATAATCCCAAAAGGCATCGCTTAAATCGTAACCTTTCATTTTCCTCTTATGTTGCTTCAACCTTTCTGCAAACGCTTTATATGCTTCTTGTTCTGCGGTTGCTAACAAGTATTCAACATCTATGTCCATCAGTTCCCCTTTCTGCGGGGATTTGCCGCCCCGCACGGCTTTTGATTATCTTGTGAAACTTACTTTTGCGAATCGATTAATATCTTCTTGACAACGCGCAAGGCGCGCGGGGAAAAACTCGTTAATCATCCAGTCTTTATATTCTTCAAAGGTTTTTCCCGCCCAATATGAGTCATTCCAATCCGTTACTTTCAACGAGCCAAGCAAGTTTTTTTCCTCTGCTTCCTGCTCGGTCAATGCTTTCCACATCTCAAGTTGTTCGCTATAATATTCGATGCTTTTTAATGTTGCGCGCATCAGCTTTTCTCCGCTTCGTGTCAGTTTGCCGCTTTTGTACATCTTTGAAAAACAATCAATTCCATAATGAAGCGTAACGCCATCGCTATACTGAACCGTCCATATGTTCATGATGTACTGACCGCACTTGTCGCAAGTGCAACCATCGTTGCGCCCCGACTTATCAAATCTAATGCTTTTGATTTGTGCCATGTTTTTATCTCCTTTTTTCGGGAACGTGTGTTCCTTTGTTTGTGATTATATTATACAAGACAAATATGAACACAAATACATAGATTTTGTAAATGAATTGTAAACATGAAATTATTGATTCAGCCCCAACAAATCGGCATACTCACTATATGTATCTTTGAGAATCTTTTTTCTTCTGTCCTTGCCCTTGACTTCAATCGGAACGCACATTTCAAGCAATCGACTGAATATGCGCTGATGTGTAACATCGGCAGGATTGCGCAGCTCTTCCGATGTCAAGTTGCTTGTCACAATCATCGGAAGTCCGCTTCTGTAGCGTCTGTCAATGACATTGAAAACAATCTCGCTCATGTACTCTGTTTTTCTCTCGGCAAGCAAGTCATCAATAACAAGCAGATCATATTTCATAAGACCGTCATAATATTTCTGCTTTCCGTCAAGCATCCCTTGAACAGTATTCGCTATATCGGCAAAGTTTGTCATTTTGCAACTGAAGCATCTGTCAATTACTGCGTTCGCAATGCAAGCGGCAGTGAATGTTTTTCCCCCGCCGACATTGCCGAAGAACAGAAGCCCTTTTCCGTCACTGCGCATCTTTTCGAAGTTCTGCACATAATTCTTTGCAATTTTGATGATGCGTTCGCTCTCTCCGTCATCGTGCGCAAAGTCCCATGTTGCCATTCTTGCATCAGAGAAACAATCATGTCTGTATGCGCTTGAAAGACTTTTCAACCGTTCTTCTCTTGCTTCGCTGTCGATGCGCTCTTTTTCACATTTGCAAATGCACATCGGCGTTTTTGTCTCTCCGAAAACTTCGATTTTCGTTTGCTTCGGAGTTTTGCATTTTCCGCAATAGAGAAGCCCGTTTTCGCCGATATAGTCGCAATCGTTCTTTTTGATAGCGCCGAATGAAGCTTGTTCGATTCCGTCAATAACGCTTTTAATATCCATGTTGTTCGATCTCCTTAGAAAATACCGTCAAGTCCGTCATCGGGATTGTTGCACGAAGTTTTGATGTTTTTGCTTGTATTGCGTTCCCATGTCCGAACAGCCGCTTTCCAATCTTTCATTTTATTCTTGCCGACTTGCCATCCGTTTGCCGTATAATAATCGACAAATCGTTCAGCATCAACATTGTTGTTGCGTTCAGCACAATAAGCGCGTACATCGTCAACAGTCGGTGGAGTGAATCGTTTTGTTTTTGTTGTTTGCGGAGCATCCCCTATACTATTCTTACTCTTAACTAACTCTATACTATCTCTAACCTGTGTCTCCATCGTGTATCCATCATGTATACATTCTGTATACGCTTTGTTTTCTTTCTCCGCAAGTAGGTTTTTTTCTTCTTGATAGATTGTCGGCTTGTATCGGTCTTTTTGTATGTAGTTGTGAATTTTCCAATGCTTTATTACTACAACACCGCTTTCAAAAGCGATGATGAATCGCTTCATCAGCAACAGCTTGCAATCATCGTCACTCGCTCCGACCATTCGCTGTATCTTTTTTGGATTGTTTATAAACCCGTCATCGTCTGCGCGCATCGACAAGTGAAAGTACAATGCTTGTGCTGACAGCGGCATATCGAGAAATGCATCACTATCAATTATTGTCTTTGCAAACATTCGCCGTTCTGCCATTTGTTTATTCTCCTTTCTATGTGTTGCAACTTGTTTTTTGCGCTCTCTGCGCGGCGTTTATGCTTGCGCAATACAAATACCCACCCCAACCAATTCAGCCGCATTACAGCCGTACAGATTCGCAAGCAGCTCCAACTGATACGGAGTCGGCAAACAACAATTGTTCTCCATCTTCGACAGAAGAAACTTGTCGAACACGGGGATTTTCAATTTTTCGCACACTTCGGCTTGCGTGAGTCCTGCGCTTTCTCGCATTACACGGAGATTGTTTTCGATGTTCAACTGTGCGCCGCCGTTGCTCAAAACGCGATTGATTTTCTTGATGGGGGCAAAATTGCTTCGCCCCCGTGCAAGACACTCTCGTTTGTATGCTTCAATCTCGGCTTTGTTGTCAGTTCGGTAAAATCCTTTGACTGAAGATGATCTGATAAGAATGAAATCATCTCCGCTGTCGTACAGACTTAATTCGTGAAGAATTGCCCTTGTTTTCCGTTCACAGCATTCCCACTTTGCGCACAGTTCCGCATATGTTGCCGCGCTTGCTTTTCTTGTCGGAATTGATTCCCAATATGCTGATAAATCAGTCATGTTCATTCTCCTTTCTAAAATGGAAGTTCATCATCGTCCGCAATCTCGGCGAGATTTGTGGCATTCGGAATCGGAGCAGGATTCGGAGCTGCGTCACGCTTTGTTTCGATAAATTCAATTTCGTTTGCAACGATTTCGGTGACTTTGCGCTTCTGACCGTTGCTCTCATATACGCGAGTCTGAAGTCTGCCGTCAATGATTACTCTGTCACCCTTGTGAACATATCTTGCCGCATTCTCCGCTTGCTTCTGCCACGCTACAACATCAAGAAAAGATGTCTGCTTCTTCTCGCCGTATCCATAATCAACCGCCACTGTAAACGATGCAACAGATGTGCCGCTCGGCGTTGTCTTGAGTTCAATGTCGGCAGTTGTTCTGCCGCTGATAATTACTTTGTTCATGCTTCGACTTTCTCCAATCTTTCAATTACTTTTTCGGTTATGCATTCTTTGCAAAACTGTTCTTCTTCGTACCAATAGAGTTGTTCTTCTTCGCCGCAACAATCGCAGTATGTATGAATGATTTTGCGATTCAGGCAACTGTCTCCGAGACATCCCAACTCGGGCGGACATCCGACACAACCATCTTCATATTCAATCATAGGTAACTCCTTATAAATAATTTGCGAAAATCATCTTTCGACCACGAATAATGCCGCATTGCTTTTTCCTGCGCCCACTCTTTCAAACCGATGTCAAGTTCTCGATTGAAATGAACGGAATTGTCCGACATATTGTGATGCCTTGCACACAGATACACAGTCAAGCCGTATTTTTCGCTTTGACTCCGCAATCCCGTGCCGAAGAAAACATGATGCCGATGCAAGTCTCTTGTGGTGTGGCAGAAAATGCACTCGCGCTTGTTTTGCAGTACACTTTTCATCACGTCACTCTTTCCACAGTGATTTTATTTTTGCAAGCTGTTCGGGCGTTTCTGTTTGAATGCCGAGTTCCTTTGCTTCTCCGACAATGCCATCAATCAAAACAGACATTTCCCTTGTGTCAAACTCGGAGCTGCCCTTGTAAACTCGGTAATGTTTGAACAGTTTGCCGTTCAGCTTGCTTTCTCCTGCTTCATCATAATATTTGAGATAGTATTGTACAGGGATATGCGCTAATACGCTTATCAACTCACTCTGTCCGTATCTTCGAAGCATTTCGAGATAGATTTCTTCTTTTGATGCTCTCGCAATGTCGGCAATCTCTCCGATGAGTTTCCATGCGTAAGCGTTCGCGTTGAGACTGCGCTTTTCTCTGTACTGCTTGATTTCGATTGAAAGCTTTTCGATGTCTTTCATATCGTCATAGCCGCAAAGCAGATCACTCTTTTCGTTGATGACAAGCGTCAGCTTCGGCTTGCCTGTGAGACTGACCGACACATCATCAATTCTGCCTGTCAGCTTCATTTTTCTTCTCCTGCCACACAAAGCACCGCTGTTCTTTTCTATCGCCCTCGATGCTTGTGTTGAGAATTGACACAGCAGTGATGCGCTTGTTTTCGATAATGATTTTTTCAACTGCAAATTTGTCATAACATTTGCTGTTTTCAATGCGACAGTATCGCGCGGGAATCCAAATGAAAGGAGATGTATACAACTCTCGTCCGATGCCCCAATTGAAGCAGGCTCTTTTGAAGCTGTCAGACGCTTCGCCTTTCTGCGCTTCGGTGTTGCTTTCTGTTCCGCAATCGCTTTTCCATACCCACTGCGGGGATGCTTCGGGGATGTTAAAGTTTACGTCAATACCGACTCGGCAGAACAGATTCCCTTTGCATTCGTAGTGTTCTCTCTGCCAATGTGCCGCGCCGACTGTCTCGTCAAGAATGTTCATGTCAACTCTCGCATTCTTGTACAGAAGAAGCACAAGCCCGTTCTGTTTGACTGACTGCACTCGGCATTCGATGTCATCTGCTGTTAAGTCTCGGAAGTTCATTTTTTGCCCCCTGTTCTTGAAAGAATCGCTAATGCTATTACGGTTAAACAGATTATCGCGGTTATAGTGATTGCTGTGTTCATGTGTTACCTCACTTTATTTGAATGTTTTGTTTTTCGACCATCTGTGCGCCTGCAATGTTCGCACCGTCTTTGATTGCCGCTTTGACGGCGTTCTTGTTGATTTTCGGCGGTGGAAATGTCAGCAAATCATCTCTGTTTTCCTCAGCCCATTCGATGAATGCGCCCTCATCGGTGATATCAACCGATTCGCTTTTGCGAAAAGTGATTCTGTTTCGCGCAGTTTCGATTTCCGAAACTTCAGCTTTCCGCAGCTCCGCTGAAAGATACCGCTTGAACCATTCATATGATGCTTGCTTTTTTCGCCGTCTCTCCGCAAGTCTCTCTTCTTCCGCTTTGATTGCGGTTATGTCCGCATCAAGATTTTTCAGCACACAAGCGATGTTGTCCGCTTTGACTTCAATCTCCGCCGAAATTGCTTCGAGCGTGTCGCTGATTACATCGGCGGGAATGTCCTCATCAACAAGATTCATTAAAGTTTGATACTCGTTTGAAAGTTCATACAGTTTCATGTTCTTTCCTCATTCTTTCGATTGTCTTTTCTGCTTCTTCGAGTTTCGCCGCCAAATCACTGATTTGCCATTTTTGCATATTGATTGTTGCGTCCTGCTCTTGTAGCTTTTCTTCAATCAATTCTATGATTTTTTCCATCTACTCAATCTTCCCTTCTTTTCATGAGTTCCCACATCTCCGAATCGGGGATGTCGAATGCATTTTGCAGATTGCACCAAAACTGCTGTTTTCCGAGTTGTCTGCCGTTTTCGATTTGAGCATACTGAACGCGAGAAACGCGAAGTACCTCTGCCATTTCTTCCTGCGTATAGTCAAGTCCGATTCGGAATTGCTTCAGCTTGATTCGCTTCACTGTGTCATCACCCCCCTTCGAGTTGCGTTTCGACACATAATATGCCGATTAAAGACGCAGTATTGCAAAGATACTTGATGCAAGATACGCAAGCCCCCAACCGCCGAGCAAAAGAAGCGCAGCTCCGACAAGGCTTTGCAGAATGTTTTTCAAACGCGCTTTGCGCCGTGCTTTTCTGTTCTTCGATCTGATTATCGCAATATATAACGGTGTCACGGCTTACTCCTTTATTTCAAGAAACCTTGCGAAAAGCTCGCACGGATAACGACTGTTCCAATCGTCTATACTTGTCACCTTGTCACCGCCCATAGGAAAACTTGCGCCATTGTCAAGCGTGATCTTGCCGTCTTTGAATTCGTAGATTTTTCCGACTGTATACGCAAATTTGCTTGCCTTGATTTCAACGCAAACCGCTTTCCCGCTGAAAAACTTTTTCGGCTCTGTCTTTTCGTTCAGTCTTTCAAACGCAAGTTTTGCGCCAACAGCAAAGTCAAACTTGTCACTGGGCGAACACTTCGCCTCTGCGGTTTTCGTGACTTCGCCGTTCTCGTAGAGTCGCGCAAGTGTTGTCTTTCCGTCTGAGGTGATAACGATTTTTTCAGTGAAAGGCGCTATTTTCTCAATCTCGTAAGCCATAACGTACTGCCCACGATCTTTCTCGCACTTGTCGCCGCAACTGTGAAAGCGCGGATTGGCTTTGTCGAAGCGAACACCGCAGTCATAGATACCGTCCTTGCCGTCGCAATAGCAGATAACGCCTGTCGCGCCGATTTCAGCGCAGTGAGAAACATTTTTGACAATTCGCACACGGTCACCCACTTTGAAATCATCGGCAACGGCTTCAAGCATATCATCTGTGAAAGCATGAAAATCATCTTTAATATAGTATGCCTCGATGTGCGGGGAAACGCTTTCTATCTGTACTATCTTTCCGCATGAGTCGCGCATCCCTTTTGTGAACCGACAGCGGCACTTGATGTCTCCGCTTGCGCCAAGCCCGAATTCTTTCTCCATATCGTCCCACGCTCTGACCTTCACTTTGTCTCCTACTTTGAATTTCATGTTTTAACCTTTCTGCCCGTTAAGCCGATAGCAAAGCTTTCACATTTCGCCGTTCTGCGGCTCGTCAGTGCAGTGCTTTTCAACTGCATATGTGGGACGGTTTTGCCGCCGTCCTTCGGCTTTGGTTAAAAAGTGTGAATTTCGCCGTCTTTTCCGATGTATCTTTCGTGGAGCATTTTCGCAACTTCAAGACCGCTGAAAACGATCTGCAACGGATGAAGCCCCGCTTCTTTTTTGCCGTTCGTGAAATCCGCATATTTGCGGCGCGTTCCGAAGTTGTCATTCTTCACAGCGATGTCACCGCGCTCGTCTCCGAAATTCACAAGCACCGCGCAAACCTCTCGATTCACGTTGAAATGATTTTCTTCGATTCCGAACACCTTTTTGTAGATTTTCGTTGTTGCTTCTGCTTTCATTGCTATATCCTTTCTGCGCGGTTTAACCGCCGCGCTCGGATTCTTTCATTCTTGATTCAATCATGCGACAAATGCGTTTCTGTCGCATTTTGCCTGTGTTTTTCTTCCGTAACGGCTGAACCACTTTGCTTCGGTCTCATCAATAATGTTCTGCGCGTTTTCGTTGTTGGCGAAAACTGCGTCAAGAATTGCAAGAACATCTCTTTCGTTGTCAGCAACATTTCCGTTGTCATCGTAGCCGTAGAAATCAGCGAGTGTGTAGAGTTCGTTCATGAACCACTTTTCAATCTTCAAAGCCCCGCTTTTCGCTTTCGCAAAAACAACTCCGATCTGCTTTTTTGAAAACTCTGTCGCTTTGAATGCTCCGTACTGCTTCATTTCTTTTTCCCTTTCTTTTATGGGAACGCTTGTTCCCTTGTTCTGTATACTATTATACTCATTTTGAGACAAAATGCAATAGGTTTGATACATTTTTCTTGACAAAATACACGATTCTATGTTATGTACAAAAATATCCCCCTTGTTTTGTGCAATGTTGCTAAATCGTTTTACTTTGTTGCATTTTTATGCTATATTATTAAAGCAATGCAACATAATGACACAATTCAGCATAATTGCAACATTTGCGAAAAGAATGAAAAGGAAGTGACATATTTGTGAATGAAAGTATTGGCACGAAGCTGAAAATATTAAGGCGCGGGAGAAAGCTGACACAAGAACAACTCGCGGAAAGGCTGGGAGTCAATCGCGCCACCATCTCAAACTATGAAATTTCAAGGCGTTCGCCGTCCCTCAAGGAATTGAAACGGTTCGCAGAGTTTTATGGTGTAGGTTTAGACTATTTCGGTGTTGCGACAAAAGACGAAGTGTTTGACTTGTTGAGCCGCGCAAAAGAAGTTTTTGCGAGTGACGAAATAAGCAAAGAAAAAAAGGAAGATTTATACAAAGAGATTATGAAGCTTTATCTCCAAATAAAATAAGAGTGCCGAAGCACTCTTACAAGATGTTGTTCCGCTTGCACGATTTAATCCGCTGAAATTCCTCATCGGAATAAAACCAAGCGGAACGTTCTACCCCTTTGATTCTATGTTTATGCGCGATAAGATTGATAGTTTCATAGACATTTAATAGATGGTATTTGTTCATTCAGATCACCTCTTGAATAGATTAAAAAACAAAAATTTGAAAAAAGGAAGAAATATAATGAAATACAATTTGAACGATTACAGAATTGAAGTTGACAAACTCGGTAAAATCATCATTTATTTGCGAAAGAGCCGCGAAGATATTATTGACGGAAGATATGCATCAACAGAAGAGACTCTCGCTCGTCATGAAGAACAACTGCAACAGTGGGCAGAAGCAAATCTCGGCTATCGCATCCCCGAAAATCATATATTCAAAGAAGTTGTTTCGGGGGAAAAAATCAGAAACCGCCCTGTTTTCAAAGAAGTTTTGAAAATGACAGAAGCGGAAACCATCGGCGGGATTTTATGTATAAATGTCAGCCGTCTGTCTCGCGGAGATTTGAAAGACTGCGGAACGATAATTGACACATTCAGTGTCACTGATACAAAAATTCTGACACCGCAGAAAATCTATGATTTGCAAAATAAGTATGACAAAAGATTTTTCAAAGACGAAATTCTTCGCGCAAACGATTATCTTGAGATGACAAAAGAATTATTGCAGAATGGGAGACATTGGTCAACATCAATCGGAAAATTTGTCGGGTCTGTTGCGCCCTTTGGATATGACAGAGTGACTTGCAAGGAAATGAAAGTCGCAGATGAAAAAGGCTTCACACTGCGTCCGAATGCCGATGCGGAGACTGTCAAACAAATATTTGATATGTACACAGACGGAAACGGATGCTACAAGATTGCATCGCATCTCAACAGCACTCACGCTCCATATATTGACGAGAAACAGTGGGACAGATGCATCATTCAGCGAATACTTAAAAACACAACATACTGCGGATTTTTGACATATGGCGAAATAACAACTGTAGAAAAGATGATTGACGGCGAAAAACTCACTTTCCGCAGAAAGAACAATGACTGCCCGATTTACAAAGGTTTGCATACTCCTATTGTATCAAAAGAGCAGTTTGACATCGTACAAAGCAAATTAAAACTCGGTGAATCTCCAACACGCAGAGGAAACGAGACCCGCAACCCACTCGCGGGGCTTGTCAGGTGTTCCGTTTGCAACAGAGCAATGGTATATAATGCCGACAGCAGAGAGAGTTCTCAAAAGCGTGTGCATGAATTGGACAAAAATGAGTTATTGCAGTTTCTTAATGAACATAAGAAAAAAGCGAAACTTTCAGCGCGTAAACTTTCGGAAATGCTCAACGTTAAAAAGCACTATTGTCAAGATTGGTTCGGCGGCAATGTCGGCAGATTTCACCCAAACTCGCCCTTGTTCGTGTCAAAATGGCACGAAATCAAAAAAGCCGTGAATATTGAGACTGATAAGTATGACAAAGCGGTCACCGAGTTTGCCCCAGTGACAAGAGAGACTCGGCTTGTATGTTCGGGGCATTCCTGTTCGGCAACTTCGGCGGGGCTTTCAGTGGTCGAGAAGCTTGTCATTGACGATGTAAAGAAACGATTTGATGACTATACCTATTTTCTTGATAATTATGCGGTCGAAATCACAAAAAAAGAAACCGCCGCAAAAAAAGCAATCAAAAACATTGAGAAATCAATTGAGCAGAAAGAAAAGCAGATGAAAAATGCAAAGATTGCATTTGAAAAAGGCATTGACAGCATTGAAGAATACATTGACCGCAAGACCGAATTGGTCGCAGAATTGGAAGAATTGAAAGAAAAGAAACGCAAAGCGGAAGAAGCAAACGAAGAGAATGACACCGAGACAATTAAAAAGTCTGTGCCGATTTTGAAAAACGTGTTTGACAGTTATTATGAATTATCGACAGGCGAAAGAAATACCATACTGCGCACTATTATCGAAAGCATAGAGTATACAAGGATTGACGGCGGTGAAATCTCGCTTGACATATGTTGGCTGATTTAATTTTTTGAAATATTGTCGGGATTCTCGCGGGCATTCCGAACATTACATCAATGCGATGTTTGAAATCACCGCAAATAATGCAAAAAAGCGGAGAGTGTTCTCCGCTTTTTGTTATCTCTTATTTTTTGCAATGAGTCCCGCAGCCTCGTTGTATGTTCCTGCGTTCGTCAGTGTGCTTGTCGCGCCGTTGATGTATGTCTTTCCTGCGTATGCAACGGACAGATACTTTTGATAGAAGTTTGTTTTTGCGATCATCGGACAATTGATGCTGTGCGCAATGATGACCGCATTTGATTCTGTTGCGTATGTGTAGAATATCGCAGAAATGTTTGATGCGTTGGCAGATGCAGTGTAGGCGTAATGTGTGCCGCCGATGACTCGCACAAGACTGTCTGTTGTCGGACAGAAGTTCAGCGCATGAGTGTCGGACGATGATGCGTATGTATAGCAGTTGAAGAAAGTGCCGTTTTCGCCGATAATTGCTTTTCCTGTTGTGTCGATTCTCAAGCGGCTATCTTCAACAGTGATTTGACCGTAATTGTACCGTCCTGCCACCATCTCAAACGCACACGATGAAGCATTGCACCGCGCCCATATGTTCACGTTTTTGATGTGCATGTCAGTACCGTAGAATACAATGTTCTCTGTGCCTGTCGCTCCCCAAATTACGATTTTACTGCAATTTGCAAAGTCGAAGATGACTTTCTTTTCAGACGTTGCATCAATGCCGAGAGAAAACCACTTGTATCTATCTGTTGTTGTGCCACTGCCTGCAAACGCAGTTGATGCACCGAGAGTGCCGATGACATTGATTGTTATCTGCGCATCACTGGGCAGAGCTGCAAGATATGTGTTGCCGCCCAATCCTGCAAGAAATGCCGCCGCCTGCGGTGTGACATTTGCCGCCGTATAACTGCCGTTGTAGATCGCCTGCGCAATCTGCGAAAGCGTCACATTATCGTTTGAATTGATGCATTTGTATGTATACTCTGCCACTCCTTCGATTGCGGCAACTTGATTTTGCAATTCAGTGATTTCATCTGCAACAGACTGAATGCCTGTTCCGTCAATGGACTTGTACACCTTAACAGTCACAGTTGTTCCTACAGTCAGAGTGCCTTTGAACGTGATGTTGCTGTTTGCTACCGTGTAATCTGTTCCCTGTGTTTCAAGTATGCCGTTGACATACACTTCAAGAAAACAAGTGTCAGCGTCCCATTGCGGGATGTTGAATGTGACTATTTTTGCCGCCTGCTGAAGAACAGAAGTCCAATTGTACCGCTTGAAAAGCGTAACACTTGACAGAGTATCTTTTGCGCTTTCAAACCACTCGTTGAAGCTGTCATCAAGCGTTGTGAAAAATGAATCATCGCCCGAAGTCGAGTAAACCCATCCGCACAAATCCGCATTTGATCTTGTGTCCGTGACAGTGACAGAAGTTGCATTTGTGCCGACATATATGTCAGCAAGACACAAGTCATATATATTGCCACTGCGAATCGGAGACGGCTTGACAGGAGTGTTTGAAGCCGTTCCCTGCACATACACAAGAGAAATGCTTCTCACTGACACATCAGTGTTCAGCCGAAGAAAGATTCTGTCATACCTCTGACCGCCGATCGGCGCAGTTGCCGCCGCGAAAGTCAGCGGAGAATCATTGTAATAATAATGTCCTTTGATAAACGCTCTGCCTGCCGCCACAGTGCAAACCATTCCGCTTGATGTAACCTTCAAATCATCAGCGGAGCTGCGCAGAACACCGTTTGAAATTACAACCGCGAGATTGTCGCAGTAGTCATTCGCATTGTATGTGCGGTCATATGTGCCGTTTGTCATTAATGCGTTGAAAAAGCCGCTTTTTTGTGCCATCTTCTCACTCCCTTAAAACTCTTTATCAATCCGCTTTTCGAGATGCTCGATGCGTATGTATGCGGATTTGACTTGTTCTTCAATCTGCGCAAGTCTCTGCGAAT